GTAACATTTCCATCAGCATCTTTTTCTTCTGGAATAGTGCATTCGTTGCGTTTAATAATGCTATTTAAATATGGCTTATCTACCAATACTTGCTGAACTTCTTGAGCAATAAACCCTACAGTTGGTTGTTGTCTATCAAAATTATGAACTGGATGATTTTTCCATTCAAATTGAACTGGGTTTAATGCGTTAACTAAACTTAGCGCACCCGATAATGGAATTACATTTTCTTTGTAACGACCATCAGATGTGGCAATAGTAGCGGAAGTCGCAAAAATCTGACTGTTTACTTGCAGGTTATAACTACCATTACTAGTTGTATATCCTAGAAGCAAATAACCTGCTGACGTAAGCACCATTGTTTTTGTATAAACGCCAGCAACACGAGATAAAAATCCTAAATTTGAACTAGAGTTACCTACGCCAATTACACCATCAGTTCCATCATCACCCATTAAAATAGAGTTAGCACTGCCACTAAATCGCGCAACAGTGCTGGTCATAATTGAGGTAACAATTCCACCACCAGTGACCACAAGTTTTGCGTTAGTAGGATTTGTATCGCCTATACCTAAATTCCCTGCGGAAGTAAGACGCATTTTTTCAACATTTGTGTTAGTAAAAATGTTAGGGTTTGTGTAAAACAACAACGCGCCAGAACTACCACCCGCTTCGTTTGAATAACCAACAGATGCGTATGTGTATGTTGTTGATGGGTTTCTAAATGCAATTTGCAAACCTGAGTTGGCGGCAGATGGTGCATCAGTAATAGCAAGGGCAACAGTAGTTAAATTAGTTGTTGAAAAACCACCAACATCTAATTTTGCAGAAGGTGTCGTAGTCCCAATACCAACACTACCAGTTGTGTAGTAAATATTAGCACCAGTAGTTGTCCATTGGCTTGCGGCAGATGTAAGTGCAACTGTCCCTGATGTTGCAGGTAGCGTTAGGGTGACTGTTCCCGCCACAGCAGGGGCTTGTAGCGTGACCGATCCGCTTGTGTCGCCAGCAATAACTATTGAACTCATAATTTATCCTTACAAAACAACCCAGCGTGAACCGCTGGCGACTGTGACTGATTGACCAGAAGCTATCGTAACTGGGCCTGATGACATACCTGAGTAACCTGCGGCAATTGTATAACTCACAGCAATAGATTGGCTGTTTACGTAGATGCCGTTTGATGCATTCACAACAGAAGAACTCAACTCGCCCGTGCTGGGCTTATAAAGAAACTTAGCGTTGGAGGTAAACAGCGTTGAAGCCGTGCCAGACGTAGCGTTTGCAAACAGTGGGAAGACGTTAGTTGCCGTGGATGTGTCGTTGCTCAATCCCGCGCCACCAACAGAAGACCATGCAGTGCCGTTGTAACCCTCAAACTCCGTTGTTGTGGTGTTGAATCGGAGCATACCGCTTGCTGGAGTTGGTCGTTCACCAGTCGTTCCCTTGCTAATGCTTAAAGCACCAGTAGACGTAAAGGTAGAGTCAGAAGACGCTGTAAACCCTGTTGTGCTTAGAACCGTGCCGTTCCAAGTCAAGCTAGACGAGGCGCCAAACACGCCACTGTTGTTAAACTGAATCTGTGTGTTAGAACCAGCAACAATTCCAGTACCGCCAGCACCTGCTAAAAGCGTAACCGTTCCAGCATTGCTCTTGTAGTACAGCTTGCCGTCAGTGATGTTGATCGCCAACTCACCATTAGCAAGGTTGCCAGAAGTAGGTACAGCCGCCGCAGTGGTGCTGAAATAAAGCTGTATGGGTGTGTAGCCTGCTTGTGCCATTTTCTATCCTTAGAAAGTTCCGCCAGAGATGCCCGACCACGTTGGTGCGCTTGCTCCTGTCGATGTTAATACCTGTCCAGCCGTTCCTGCCGCTGTGAATGCATACGCGGTTCCAGTACCGTAAGCTGATCCACCAGCCGTAGGTGTAGCAGTGGAGTTCGTACCACCGTTGGCAATAGCAAGAGTTCCTGCCAATGTAATTGCTCCAGTGGTTGCCGTAGCAGGCGTAAGGCCAGTAGTTCCAGCACTGAATGAGGTTACACCAGTTGCTGGCGCGGCAACCCATGATGCCGTTGTTCCATCAGATGTCAGCAAGTATCCGTTTGCACCAATAGCCAGACGACTTGCCGTGTTGACACCAGTTCCAATTATCAGGTCACCAGTTGTAGTGATGGGCGACAAAGCATTGAATGCCGCGCCTGCTGTTGACTGTCCTGTACCACCGTTTGCTATTGCCACAGTACCAGAGGTGATCTGATTGCCGTTGATTGCAATTGCGGTGTTGGATGCCAAGGTCAATTGACCCTGCGCATTGACTGTGTAGTTTGGAACAGAAGAGGCTGAACCATACGCGCCAGCAGTCACCGCTGTGTTAGAGATGCTGAACTGCGTACCTGTAAGGGTTAAACCAGTCCCAGCAGAGTAGATCTGTGTTGCAGAGATTTGCACAAACGTAATCGCTGTAGTGCCAAAGGTGATTACACCAACGGTGTTACACACGTACGTTTCACCAGCGCCAGTGTTTCCTGACGTGATGAAGAACGCATCACCTTCGCCCAAGCTGTTTGGACTCTTCAGGGCATACGTGTCAGCATCAGATGCACGGGTCAACACCCATGCGGTTGAACCATCACCAACCGTTGTAACAACGTAGACACCGTTCTGAGCTTGGTTGGTTTGGTTGTAAATCAAGATGCGGTCAGCAACTGAAGCAACCACGCCGTCTGGAGTAAACGCAACCAAAGCGCCTGCATTAGTCAGCGTAGCACCGACACCAGCCGTACCATTGTTATAGGTTGCGTTAAGGTTACCTGAAGGAACCTCGTACTTGACTGGGGCATGGTAGGTGATGCCAGATGACACCAAAGTATCTACATATTGCTTGGTTGCCAAGTCAAGCGCGGCAACTGGGTTTTGAGTCACCGTTACGCTGGTCAATCCAGCAGGGGTGAGTGACGTTCCACCAAGAGCGATGTTGGTTGTACCAAGCGTAATTTGACTGTTTGTCAAGCTTGCATTTGCAATGTTTGTCAGCGTATTAGACGCACCACTGATCGTCTTATTGGTCAGCGTCTGAGTACCAGTGAGCGTAGCTACAGTTGAATCAATCGCAATCGTGACAGCGGTAGATCCGTTGTAGGATGTACCAGTTAGCCCTGTGCCAATGGTCAATGCATTTGTTGCTGTGGCAGTGATCGTGCCAGACGCACCCAAAGCAACAGTGACGCCATTATAGATCACTGAACTATTTGCCAAACCAGCATTAGGAATTGTCGTGCTGGCAGTCATAACGCCAGTACCGTTTCCGTACACATAACCAGTCAAGGTATTTGCGCCAGTACCACCGCTTGCAACATTAAGCGTACCGCCTAAAACAATACCGCCGCTCGTAGGGGCTGCAGGCGTTAACCCTGTAGACCCACCGCTGAATGATGTAACGCCTCCGGATAGCGAAAACTGGCGCCACGTGCCAGATGCGTAACCGTCAAAAGTAGAAGTTGTAGTGTTAAATCTAAACTGGCCTTCAGCGCCAACAGGTTGCTGAGCAGATGAGCCTGACACTACAGTCATTGCGCCTGTACCCGGAAGCACTACGTTATCAGCAATAGTTAATGTAGGATCACCTGCGCCATTGCCATTTGTAACGCCAATCTGATTAGCAGTTCCTGTAATCTGACGGCCTGCAATCGTAGAGCCGCCAACAATTGCCAGCATACCCGTGCCAGATGCGTTTGCAATTGCTAAAGCAATGCCTGTCAACGAAAATGTAGGATTGCCAGAAACGCCGCTACCATCAGCAACAGTAATGCCATTGCCTGTTGTTGATAATGTTCTAGGCGTTACCGTTGAGCTGCCTGTCTTAACAATGATTCCATTGCCTGAAGCTTCTAAGCTACCTGCCGCTCGATTCAAAGTTATTTGTAACGTGGATTGCGCACCGCCATCAACTAAACCTATGCCTGTGCCGCCTGATAGCGCACGACTGTTAGCAAGTTGCGGAGTTTGGTTGACTGTTAAATAGGTATACGGTTGACTTGGCGATGCTGAAATGGCGCCTGTTGTTGTCTGAACCGTTACACCATTTTGCACAATAGGCACTGACTCGGTGCCTGTGATTGCACCAGCTGCTGGTAGTTGCGTAATTTGTATATTGGCCATATTACGGACTCAGGTTATCAAGGTTGCCATTGGTCTCTGGATCATCGGTATTCTGCTCCGGAGAGATGTTGTACGTATTATACGGCCCGGTGATCAGCGAGTCTTGTGTTGCAGCCACACTGACATCAGGCCTAGGAAATCTAAGCGCAATCTTTTCAGGTTGCCGTGCAGGTAAGCGGTACGGGTCAAACTGATCTCTGCAGCCATGGTCACAGACTTTTAAGCCCGGATTATTACCATCAGGCATCAGTTCAACATACGCTCGCTTCATGTGACACCGGTCACAAATTGCAATACTTAATACCGCATTGCCAAGAGTGTCAAGCGTACGTGGCATACTTACCTCGTATAGTAACTAATATTGGGGGCAAAGTAAATCGGACTCTTGTCTCTTTCTTCCTGTTCCGCAATATTCCAATACTTTTCAGCTTGTCCTTCAAGATAAGCGATGCGCTCTCCCGCAACTGTGGGTAGCTCCATGGCCATCTGATGCGCAAGCATATTCTGAATGGCCAGATACCATCTCTGAGGAATTTCTATCTCACCTGATAAATCACCTACATCCTGAATTTGCCGATGTCTCCAGACCACGAGTTGTGGCGCAAATGACGATGGCGCAGGCCAAACGTACATTGCAGGCTGAGGAATGTTACGGTCAAACCAAAATTGCAGCGGGTAAAGGCTGGTAAAGTTCTTGTTAGGCAAGTTTGTGTAATCATCACGATTCAATCGAGCCAGTGGAATTTCATTGGAGTTTGAACCAAAAACCACCTGATAGACACCCATGTTGGCGCCTGCTGTTTGCAGGATTCTCCAATACGGCGTGCTGGCAGAAGGCTCTAAGTCATAGTAGATCCATGTGCCTGCAACCCAAGTAACTGCTCCGGGCGCATAAACCGTTGTCCAAGTGGTGCCATCTGTAGAAGACTGAATTGAGAGGGTCACTGAGCCGGATATTGCTGGTAGTATACCCACGGTCCCCATGTAGATGTCATTTTCAGACCCGTTATTGATGCCAATATAGCCCGTGTTGGTGGTTAACTGGCAAATGTTGGTGTATTGACCATCAAAGGCGTTAGCCGTAACGCCAGAAGAACTATTAGCGCCAGTGTTATTTGCAGTGACTGTTCGGTAATTGGAGTTTAAAACATCTACCGTGCCAGTTGGCAGGTAGTAAACATACTTGTCGGGATTAAGACCTATGACTGTCTTATCAATACACCAATATTGAATTCCACGATTTGCAAGATTAGAAAGCAAATAATAGAGACTATCTTTTGAAGACTGCACTTGCTCTGAGGTTAATTCTTCGGCCAGCTTGCCGGCGCGTCGAGCGCCATGGTCAATCAGATTTTGAACCGTGATTGTTGTTTGGCCAACTGTTCCACTAGTGCTCATACATTACCACCCAGGACAATTCCAACGTTTAAGAGATGCGGCCTTACGAGTAAGCTCGCCTTTTTCATCGCGCTTAGGCCCCGGCATGCCTGACATTCTAGCACAGAATGAATCCTTACGACCTTGATCAGCTTTAGTTTTTGGGTTAGGCGCAGGTGCTTTAAGATTAGAGCCAGTTGCTCGATTGATCTTATCGCGGCCTTTTTGAGTTAAGCCAGCCCCACGACTTGTAGGTAGCTTCTCACCACGAGAGACTGAAAGTCTTGGCTCACCACCATTTTTCATCTTTTGCGCGCCGCGTTTAACAGAATATGCAATTGCAACTGCTTGCTTAACCGGCTTGCCTGCCTTCACCTCAGCTGAGATGTTCTTTTTAAAAGCTTTATCTGATTTGCTTTTAATCAAAGGCATAATTAGCCACAGAAAATAGTCACTGACGCGCTTGCAGGCAATGTGACATGAATATCGGTGTTAAAGCGAATACCATTGCCGGGGATTAGTGTTGAGAATGGGTTAGTTGGTGTAGCTGCAATATTAACTCTTAAAAGAACAGTGCCACTTGAACCCCCATCGCGAAACACAATTTCACCAGCCGTTCCGCCTGTCAATAACTGATAGCCTGCAAGGTTGGTTGCGCCAGCATAAATTGTTCCCGTTGCATCTTTATGCGCAGAAAATACATTCGTCAATGTGCTCATAATAAATCCTTAAAAGGAAGGGGCCGAAGCCCCGACCTTGATTAGCAAGAACCGCCGTAAGCTTTTTTCATCTTACCACCGGTTTTGTACTTTTGAATTACGCCACCTGTAGCGTACTTCTCAATTACTCCACCAGTTTTCAGACCTTTATGCGCTTTAGACGCAGGCTTATTAGCATGAGACTTAATGTCACCTTTGATGCCTTTAATAGCTGACATCTCAGCTTTGTGCATCTTAGGAGACTCAACCTCACCGCCTTTTTTACGCATCATTGGCATTGCGCCGGTTTCCATTTTTGTAGGAATACCACCCATACCGATACCGCGTGAAGGCATGGCAGGAGCCATACCACGACGAGCTGCCATAGGGACACCACGTGCAGAAGCGCTTACAGGCATAATACCCTTTTTAGCTACTGCACCGCCTTTTTTGAGCTTTAGCTCAACTGAAGGCTCAGTGGTTTTCATCTTAGGCATTGGTTTAAATTGACCCATGATCAACGCTCCTTCGCAACAAAAACGTAATCCACAGTCATTGTCTTTGCAACGGCTTCACCATTTTGAAGAGCGATTGACACAGTCATATCTTCGTCGTCAGGCAAGTTGGTGGTCACAGAAGTGCCTTTCACAACGCCGTTTACGGAGTATTGAATGCTTGATGCGCCATCGTAGTAAAAACCAAGACTAATAAATGTGTCGTTAGCCATAGTAGCCACGCTAGAGGTCGTAGTTGCTGTGCCATTCTTCTCAACCAACAGGCTTACCGAAGTAGAGCCGTCTGCCTTGATAAAAAACACACCATCCGATACGTCAAGCGGGGTTGCATCGGTAATTTGAAGACCAATAACTACATCAGATTGAGTTGCGTCGCTAACCTTGAGGCGAGCCTCAAAGAAAAGCTCTTTGCCTGAAGCAAAGCGATATGACTCGCCTACTTTTTGCAAAGCAACAAGATCATCATCTGCGGCAGTGTTGGTGATCAAAAGTAAACCACCATCGCCGTCAGTCAAAGCCTGAGTAGCACCAGCCTGAGTCTCAGTTACAGTCCAATTTGCGGCTACATAGTAGTCAAAATCTTCATAGTAAGTGTGAAACTTTGTTGGTGCTGGCATTGTCAGATCAGCAAACGGTGAATCTTCCCCGACGTTTGTCACGCCATTTGGGAAACGGGTTACCAGTAAATTTGCCATTGTCTTTTCTCCTTAAAGCGCAGGGGGCGAACCCCCCACTTGGTTTTAGACGCCGGGTGTACCGTACATTGAGCGCCAGTCAGTCCAACCAATGTCATAACGCTCGGTGGCCTTATAACGCATTGAGTCGGTCTCAAAGTCGCCTTCCATGGTCTTTTCCAAGCCACGGCGCATCATCAACTTCATGCCTTCAGGGGCATCAGTCTGAACCCACCAAGCTGTGGCAGATGTCAAACGAGAGATGACAGAAGCACCTTCAGGCATCAAACCAATAGACTTAATTGGGTTGATGTCATTGTTGGCTGTACCAGCACGAAGAACGCTCTTCAACAGAACTTCAGCTTGGAAGACATTACCGGGAGCAACCACTAACTTCAGGGGCTGCAAGCGGATCTTCTTGCCGTTGTTGTCCACTGCTTGACGAACTTGGATCAGCATCTGCTCCAAGGAAGTCTGGCTCAAGTTAGCAGCTGTGTTCAGCAAATTGCTTGCTGTACCGCTAACCAGTGGGTGTGTAGAAGCATTCAACTGAACGCCGTCGCCGCCAGCATATGCTGAGTTGAACGCTTGGTTCAACACATTGGCTGCCAATGTCTCTTTGGTTTCCACCAAAGATTGGGCCAAATGCTTAGCGTAAACTTGACCAATACGGATGTGGTCACCGTCTTCAACCAATACCTTGGTCAATGCAAAGGCCAAGCCATACACATTGTAGA